ACAGTAAAGTTCTTTTAATTGATGAAATTCAAAGCGATGCCCATCAGAAAGCTAAGGGTTCGTACATTACTAAAGAAAATGTAGGCACAAATAAACTTACAGTTGAAGAAGTTACTGAGTTAAAAGATAAAAAGAAAGAGCTTGTTGAGCAGTTACAGAAAATAAACAGCTATTATGAAGATGGTATTTTAAACAAGGCTGAGCATGTAGATAATAAAAAACGTGTCAGGGCTGAAATAAAAACTATTGACGATTCTCTGCCTCCAGAAGTTCCAGATCTTCCGTTTAAGAATGAAAAGAAATGGGCACTACTCGGATTAAGAAAAGCAATGATTGAAGCAGCTGATGGTGGATATGATGAGGTAGCGTTAACTACTGGACGGATGCAAGCAAAAAGAAATCAGCAGATTGAAGTCGTTGATGGCGTAGAAACTGGTGGAGAAAAAATGAAACAGTTCTATGATAAAACTCTTATTAAACTTTTAGATAGTAACTTCGCTAAAAAGTATGGTGTTAAAATTGAACTAAAAGAAATAATGCAGAACGGTGAACCAGTTAAATTACCAGTAATGCAAGTAACAGATAAGATGCGTGAAGACATACTAAAAGGATTACCAATGTTTGCAGAAGGTGGCTTAGTAGCTTCAGAGGTATTAACAAATAAACTAAGGAGTAACAATGGAGTTTAAATATTTTAAACTGTCAGACTTTGACTGTCAAGAGACTGGCGAAAATGAAATGGATATCGAGTTTATTAGAAAGCTAGATCAGCTGCGAGAGAACTGTGGGTTTCCGTTTATCATAACTAGTGGATATAGAAGTAAAAATCATAGCATTGAGGCGCGTAAGACTGTTCCGGGCACACACGCCCGTGGGATTGCCGCAGACATTAAAGTCTCTGGAGGCGCTCAAAGATATCAGATAGTTAAGAATGCGATGGCTATGGGCTTTGGAGGCATTGGAGTGGCTAAGACTTTTATACACGTAGATACTAGAGATAGCTATCCAGTCATGTGGAAATACTAATGTTTCGTATTTTGTTTATGTTGTTTATGTCTGTGTCTGTGTTAGCAGATAATGCTCAAGAAGGCAGTTTAAATACTTTTCACGGTGAGAACTCGACTACAAATAGTAACAACAACACACAAGACGATTCAGTTAGCAACACTTACAACGGGGCAGGAAGCAGCAGCGAGATACCAGTAGGCTCTGCAATCACACCGAGCTATATGTCTAACGGAATGGATACTTGCCTCAAAGGTACAGGCGGCTCACTACAAACAGTGGGTGTAGGGTTCAGTAGCGGTACATACGACATTGACCCTAACTGTGATAGACGTAGAGATGCTAAGCTGTTGTCTGACTTAGGCATGAAAGTTGCAGCAGTATCAAGAATGTGTGAGTCTCTAGAGGTTTGGAAGGCTATGCTAACATCAGGTACACCCTGCCCAATACTCCAAAACTCTAGACTAGTAGCAGGAAAGAGAGCCTACTTAGCTCTTAAAATGCAGCCTGAGATTTATATCCCAGACTATAACCGCAAAACAAAAGGATGGTATGATTCTATTCTAAACATTGGAGAAACTGTAAATGAAGAACAAGCTGAAGATATTATCTCTGTTAGCGCTAAGTTCCGTAACAGCATCAAGTGAGCTAGATAATTTACTAGACACCTCTACTGCTATTGTAAATCAAATTGATACAGGTATTACACTTGTAGGTGCTGCTACTGAGTATGCTCACCACGGTGATGCACTAAGCGACGGGAGTTTATCCTCTACAGCGCATATCCGTACCGAGCAACTCGATGCTTACAACGCTGCTTTAAGTAGCTTTGCTACTAACTATCAGCCTTATGGAGACATCAAGGCTGTATTAGAAAACAAGGCTATGGATGAACTAGAGTTAATGAGCAATGCTGTTGAAACATTTGCAGACGTTGTTATTGAAATGGTTCAAGTAGTAGAAGTAACTGAAAGAGTTGAAGAAGCTACCACGCCTGCACAGGAAGCAGAAGTATTGGAGTTTGTTTCTTCAAACCAAGAAGTTCTTTCTATATCTCAAGAAGATGTAGATACATACAATCAGTCAGTAGATGATATTGAAACTCACGCCAACAACGCTTCAGCTTATCTATCTGTAGCAAACTCTGAAGATGCAGTAGCCTTTTTAGAGCAGGGCATTGAAAACGCTAACACTACAGCTGAGCAAACAAGTATTATGTATGATGCCAATGCACAGTGGGTGTCAATGGGCTACAACACAACACGCAACTTAACAGCCGTTTACCTGAATGGTGGTGACGACATAGGCTTAAATCTGTACATGAGCGAAGTAGACATTCTAGCTGCAGGCAGCGACTCAGATTTTTATCTTACTGGTCCTACAGCTCAAGGCTACAAGTGCTTTATGACAGGTGAATGCGAATGAGTTTAGCAGATGCAGAACTAACAATCGGTGGCGTTAAGTTAAAAGGAATTTACATAGCTGTTGTATTTTCTTTAGCCACTACTATAGGCGGTGGTGTGTGGACAGCCTCTAGTTTATATTCAAGACTAGAAGGTGTTGAAAGTTTATTTATACCTAACATTACACCCCTTGAAGAAAAGGTTCTTTTGATTGAGCAGGAGCTAGAGGCTAATGATGTTTCAAAGCTTCAAGGTAAACTAGCCGAGCTAGGTGTCAACCTCAAAACAATAGCGGAGCAGCAAGCAAGTCTGTTGAAGGTTGATGACAAAGTAAATCAATTAGAAAAAGACATAGAGACTATGAAGGCTACAGTAGCTAAAGCAGAACTACTAGCTGCTGAGGCTGAGAAGCTAGACTCTAAACTTAAAACAATTAATAGGGAAATTCAGGACTTGTGGGATGGTATGGACTATCTTTCAAACCCTTTGAAGTGAGGATACTATGTTAAATTTAAATTCATTAGTGGGACCTGTTACAGGATTATTAGACAAATTCATAGAGGATAAAGACAAGAAGAATGCGATTGCGTTTGAACTATCGACAATGGCTGAAAGACACGCGCAGGACCTTGCGAAAGCGCAGATTGAAGTTAATAAGACAGAAGCGGCACACAAGAGTTTATTTGTGTCAGGTTGGAGACCGGCTGTTGGTTGGACTTGTTGTCTTGGACTCGCGAGCAACTACCTTCTTATCCCAATGGCAAATTTTGCGCTTGCTGTTGCCGATTCTACCATTACGGTCCCTGTATTAGATATATCAACAATGATGCCAGTACTCATGGGTATGCTTGGATTAGGTGCTATGAGAACTGTGGAGAAGACCAAAGGCGTAAGCCGAAATAAATAAAACTTAGGAGAGATTATTATGCCATACAAAAAGAAAGCCCCTGCCAAGCGTACCAAGAAGGCTGTGGGCGGTGCTCTAAGTGCAGCACAAAAGAGATTACTAGGAAGCGCTCAAGCAGGTGCAGTTAAGAAAGGCGCAGGAGCTATTACAAAACAAATGGTAGACTATACCCGTAAATACGGAGACCAACGAAAAGCTGCAGCAGCCCCTGCAAAACGTAAAGCCCCTACACAACAACGTGGCGGCATTGCAATGTCTAAAACAGCTAGACAAACTCTTGCACAAAGAGCCGCAGCTAAGAGACGTAGCCAGTCTAAAGCTAGAGCAGGTCTTGGTCGAGACCAGAAGAGACTATTAAGTGAAGCTCAAAAGTTTGCAATTAAGCGAGGTAAAGGCACTAAGGCAATTAACAACTACACTAAAAAGTACGGTCTAACTAAAGCGGCTAAACAAGCTGCAATGAATAAGCTACGTAAGCGTGTGGGGTTGAAGCCTAGAACAACTACAAGTAGACCTGCAGTAATGCCTAAACGCGGCACAGCAGCGTATAATCAACTCATGGCACGTAGACGAGCAGCGGCAGCAAAACGCAGAGCGCCCTCGCGCAGACGAGCACCTACACGCATGACACCTGCTCAACGACGAGCACGTTTGTTAGCGGCACGTAGACGCATGGCTGCAATGAGACGTAGAGCGCCATCGCGCAGACGCGCACCTACTCGTCGAGTACCTACAACACGTACAACACGTAGAGCGCCTACACGTAGACCTAACACAAGATCTCAGAACCTAGCAGCACGTAGATCAGCAGCAGCTAGACGTAGAAGTCGTGCAGGAGTTAGTCGTCGCATAGGGGCACCTACTTCTCGTAGAGGTCGTCCATCTACTGCCACAAGACAACGACGTATGTTTGGCGGCATGATAAAGCGCATGGTTCGAAGAACAAACACAAACCCAATGAGAGCTAAGCTTACAGGTGTTAAAAGAAAGGCCGCTACAGGAAGCCCTATGATAAACCGCTTCAAGAAACGAGGAATCTTAGGTAAGACTCGAACAGCTATAGGTAAGAAACGCGCAGTCGGTACTAAAGTTTCTAAAAGCGCCTACAAGGGTCGCGGGTTATTTGGATCTCTTAAAAGACAGGCTAAGAGAACATCTGGCGTTCGTCGCGGTATCTTTGGTCGTATGTTTGGCGGAACTATGAGACCGGCCTCTGGAGGTATGCGACGAGTAGGCGGTAAACTGACAATGGGTAAAGCCATGACTGCACCAAAGCGTATGGCAAAATCTCCAGTAAGCCCCCGGATTATCAAAGTACCTAAAACTAAATACGGTGTAAAAACAGGTGCAGATCCGTACGCAAAAGCCATGAACAAAGCAATGAAAATGTGAGGTAACGCTTATGCCCACCAAGAAAAAATCTACAGTTAATAAGGCAGGAAACTATACTAAACCCGCAATGCGTAAGAGACTGTTTAATAAAATTAAAGCAGGTTCTAAAGGCGGCAGGGCGGGTCAGTGGTCAGCTAGGAAGGCTCAGATGTTGGCTAGAGAATATAAGAAAGCAGGTGGAGGGTATAAGTAATGGCTACAACACTACGTAAACCACAAAGGTCTTTAAAGAAGTGGACAGCTCAGAAGTGGACTACGGCAAGCGGTAAGAAGTCTTCAAAAACTGGTGAGGTATATGCACCTAAAAAGACTATTGCTAAGCTGAAGTCCACTGCTGCAGGTAGAAAGAAACTAGCGGCAGCTAATAAAAAGAAACGGCAAGCCACCAGAAAGGGTAAGCAACACGCCCGACATGGCTTACATAAGGGGAAGAAACGATGAGAAAGAAAGACCCGCGATTAGCTAGAGCAGGTGTATCTGGGTTTAATAAACCTAAGCGTACACCTAACCACCCTAAGAAGTCCCATGTGGTTGTCGCCAAAGTAGGCGATAAAATAAAAACAATTCGATTTGGTCAGCAGGGAGTGAGGGGAGCAGGAAAGAATCCTACTACTGCTAAGGATAAAGCCAGAAAGAAGAGTTATTATGCGCGACATAACGCACAGGATAGCAAGCCTTCTAAGCTATCTGCACGTTACTGGTCGCATAAAGTTAAATGGTAGGAAAAATAAAGATTGGGGTGGTCTCGCCCATATAGCTCGATAGAATGTTATATTCGAAGTATTCCCACGCATCGTCTATTGCCATCCCATCTTTTCTTACTATTAATTCAATAATCTTATCTACATTATAAGCAAGTATATCGGGACTACCACATCTTGAGGCGGTCCCGATTATTGCTTCATCAAATCCATCAACCTTTAACATGGTTCAAGGCGCTCAGTTCGTCTTCTAAGAACTTGTGCATGTCCTGTAGTTTAGGTTTAGCTAAGCGCACAATAGATCGTATGATCTCTAGTTCGTCTCCCTTGAAGACTGTATGTAAGTCTTGCTCAGGGATGCCGGACATTTCTGTCACGACATTCCCTTCGCTATTTATAAGAACTTTGAAGCCTACAACAGTGGCTTCTTTTTTCTTCTTAAACAATCTCACAAGCACCGCCAACACACGCTAACTCTTGAGAGCCTGTGGTGTTGTCTTCTTGCTCGAAGTAAACTAAGTCATTCCAGTTCACGTTCTGTGGCATAGAATCCAACAGTTGAGTGTATTGTTCTGCATCTATATCTTCATAAGGGGCTTGCTGATAAACGTGATCGCTGACAGGTAGTAAGCTAATGCCTGAGCAGATATCAAAGTTATCCCATATCCACTGCGCTACTTGTAAGTACTCGTCATCTGTATAGTACACAGTGATGCTTGGCTTATGCTCACACCAAGAGTTCTGATAGGTCTTCCAGAGTTTTAACTGCTCCATTGCACCTACTTCTTTTACTACTACACTAGAGTCAGGTGCTTTAACGGGGAAGCTATATACCACAGAAGACTCTGACATTACATCTTGCTCTACTGGGAATCCTGCTGCTTCCATAAAGACTGCAAGTGGGTCTTTTTTATCTGAGCGGACTCTCCTAATATAATGCTTAGAGAAACGAGGGTGAATGCCGGAAGCAGAATCAACAAGCTGAGAAACAGTACCACTAGGTTTAACGCATGTAATAGCCGCAGACTGTTCAATACCAAGCTTCTTAGCCCATTTCTTGTTAGTTGCGATAGCGACATCTCTTAAGTTCTCCAAAGTTTTTTCTAGTTCTTCTTGGTCTTCCTGACCAGACAATAGTTTGTTATCCATGATACCAGTCATGCTTAGTCCGAGTAGTGCTTCTTCAGCTGTGTTCTTGTGCCAGACGTTTCGTAGGTATCTAAAGTCTGTGAGAGTAGCCTGAAGCGTACCAATGATAGAAGCTAACTCTACTTTTTCTTTTAGTGTTTCAGCTGTATCATCTTCACGTACAACAACCTCAGATAGATTACAGAACTGATTGCTGCGTAGGATAATCTCAGAGCAAGGGTTAGTACCAAAGTCCTGCTCAGAATCTCTACGTCCATTACGAGCTGCAATGTTTTGAGCAGCGACACGACTAAACAATCCTCGTTCACCTGCACGGCTTTCGTATAGAGTCTTCATCTCGTTTATAAAGGCTTCGAAGTCTGGCTTCTCGGTGTACGCTACGCTGTTGTTAGCTAGTCGTCTGTGCCCATCTGCTTCCCACCACGCACCTGTCTTAGCCTTAGCCATGCGAATGTCTGATAGGTTTGATAGACTTATAAGTGCTGAACGTCTAACGCCTCCAACAACTACAATGTCTGCAACCTTACATACAACATCGTGACACTCAATGCTTGTTAGTTTACGACCGTTTGCTTTCTGAAAGACTTCTACACAGAAGCGGAACAGGTCAGCCAAAGGAGCAGAGCCGCTAGCACGACCGCCAAAGGTTTTAAGTCTAGCGCCTGCAGGACGAATCTTACTCATGTCCCACTTAGGTATCTTACCTGCGTACAGCATAGCAATCAACTCACGGAATGCACTAGCCCAACCAATCTTACTGTCAGCCACTACAATCGTAGTATCTGTAGGGTGAAACTCTTCTGCTACAATAGGAAGCTTATTAATAAAGTTACGCTCAACACTAAAGCCGACACCTGTCCCACACATAAGAACGTACATCAACTCATCAAAGCTTCGAGGCGAGTCGATAGCTAGGTAGCTACAGTTAAACCCTGCTACATTGTCCTTGTCCAATGCTTCACCTGCTGTCATCATACAGCGCATAGACGGCATTACTTTCTGTGTTACGATTCCATCATACAAACGCTCAGCTGTTTTCTTGTCTATTTGTTTGCGGTTAACCCAGAAGTCTACATATCTTTGTACTGTTTCTTCCCAAGTCTCACGCCTACCTTCTTCTGAAAGCCATCGAGCGTATCGTGATTTATGTATAAACTGTTGATACTTGTCCATTTAGTTTTCCTTTACTTGTCGTTTGTTTTTAAGTTCAGCTTTCTTAAACTTTTTAAGTTTATAAGAAGAGGTTACATCTTTAAATTTTTTCTTTCTTAGGAACTGATCTCTTCTCTCATCTTTCCTACTGTAATCGTTCATTACATTTTACTCCAACTAGCCACTTACTTTATCTATAAGTTTATTTAAGTACCACTGAGCCTTACGTAAGTCTTGTTCTGATTTATGTTTACGCTCGTAGCGCCAAAGATATTTAAGGCAGTTTCCTTTTAGATAACCTTTAAATGATTCAGGTGTCATGCTCTCTTCAATGGCTTCAATACACTCAATGTTTCCATAGTTATAATGGCTTGGGTTATTAACTACATCTTCTCCCGCTTCTTCTCGCGACATCTTCCAATAGGGACTTCTAAGTTTATCCCAATCTTTCGCGGTAGTGTCTTTCTCAACGCTCATCGTTAAAGTCCTCTCTCTTTTTAGCGTTAATCCAGTTGTCAGGTATACTATCTTCACTGAACCACTGGAAGTTATTAGCACTTGCCCACTCACCGTGACTTCTTTTAGTGCCATCTTTCCTACGTTTAGCTTGAGGCATAGGTGCATTAGGATTTGCAAAAAGAAACACAAGCTCAGTATCATCGGGTAGAATCTTTTTTATCCAGATGTATTTACTATACTCAGCGTAGTCCCAAAACCTTCCTTTAGTTTCAAGTAAAATCTTCTTACCGTTTAAAGTCTTGATAAAGTCTGGGCTATAAGTATGTTCAACCACGTAGGGCACCTTGTCTGTGTGGAACTCCCAGTTATCTAGGATACCCTGATGTAGTTCGTATTCCCAGTTCGAGTCATACCCTTTAGGGATGTCTTTCTCTACTGGTCTTTTCACTCTCTGCTTCCTGAATCCTTTCCTTACATTTTTCAATGTACCCTAGCCTCCTTGAAGTTTATTTACTTGCCGCTGTATCAACTCTAAATTAACATCTTCTATTTTTAAATCTGAGTATATAGCGGTCAACTGATTGATCTTCTTAACGATCCACTTTGGGTGGTAGGCGTTGAGTAGAAACTTGTCCTGAACAAAGGCGTGTGTTTGCTCAGGCATCATTTGCTTATAGTTCTTTATACTTACATTCTCTGCTTCTTCTTCACTCAATAATGTCTTGAGCCAAGAAACTAGCAGCACCCGAGAGTGCCGCCTGATTCTTTTTGCTTTCTTACCATTCATAGAAATTCCTCAACCTTTGGTTCAACTACAACCTTAGTGAAATATGTGAGACCTTTGGAGTATTTAAAGACTCTCAATCCTTGTCCGTCATTAGCATCTGAATGGCACTGGTGTTTATACTTACACCACGAACAACCCTTTGGTAGTTTCATATTGCCTTTCTTGCCATCCTCTATAGGAGAGTAACAAAGTTCAGGAGGTGTGTCAATATCTAAGGCGGGTATAAGCTTACCTATTTTAGATTCTATGTTAGGTTTATCTAAGTCTTCTGGGATGTGCATACATAGCTCACCGCTTTCTTTATTTAGAACTAGGAAGCCCCCGTTAGAT